GGGGGCCTCGGGCAAGGCGATCATCTATGAAATAGCCTCGATGCCAGAATTGAGAGGGTACACCGTCAGGGGCTTTCGATCTTCCAAGGACAAGGTGAAGCGGGCTAATCCGTGGTCTGCGCAGGCTCAGGTAGGCAACGTCAAGATCGTCAATGACGGGACATGGGACGTACAGACGTTTCTGAACGAGTGCCAGTGGTTTCCAGAGGGCACACACGATGACCAGGTGGACGCCGTGAGCGGGGGCATGAATATGTTTGGACCCGCAGAAGAAGAGATCCTGGTCGTCTACGAAGAGACCGTTGACATATCGCCGATATAGGAGGGGGAGATGAGGAACTGGATAAGGCGACTGTGGCTGTGCAAGATACGGAAACGGCATGAATTTGGGCCACAAGAGAAATATAAGCATCATTTTACGCGAGCAACTTGTCAGTGGTGTGGTTACACCCACCGATGGTATTGGGCCGACATACTAGCATGGGATGATGCTGATAAGGAGGAGGAATGACAGTCAAGGAGACGCTAGAGGCGCGGGGCTACAAGTTCCCGCAGTTCAAGGACAACAAGGAACGCACTAGGTTCGTTGCCAAGCACGGCTACGACCCGGCCATTCTGCTAAACACTGCAAGGCGGGCCAAGGATGGGGCCGGGCCGGGCTGGGAGAACGCCTTTCCGCCGAAGCGCAGAGGGCGCCAGAGGAAACAGGAGTAAATGGGCATAGTTGACGACCTGGCTAGAAGACAGCTACGTGGGGAGTTGGAGATCCGCGATACTGCGCTGGCTACTATCGGCCAGAACTACGACACCCTCACGGAGCGCATCGCTGAGCTGGAGCTTGCGCTAGAGGATTCTGGCTGGTTGCAGTTGGGCGGTGAGAGCCTGGATGAGTTCAGCCGCGATGGGTTGACCACGATCACCCGCCTGAGCCGGCTGTTCTACCTCAAGAACCCGCTAGTCAGGCGAGGCGTGGATGTCCAGACCTACTACGTCTGGGGCCGGGGCATGACTGTCAACATCAAGGACGATGACATTAACGAGGTCATCCAAGCATTCAGGGACGACGATAAGAATGCGGTAGAGTTCACGAATCGTCAGGCGCAGATGACCAAAGAACGGGAGCTACAGACAGATGGCAACCTGTTCTTCGTCCTCTTCACCAACCAGCACAGCGGCCAGGTCAGAGTGCGCAGCATCCCCTTCAGTGAGATTGCCGATGTGATCCGCAACCCCGAGGACAATCAAGAGCCGTGGTACTACAAGAGAAGCTATGTCCGCGAGAGCTGGACTGTAGACACCGGAACCTCATTTGACCAACAGATCACAGAATACTACCCCGACTGGAAGTACCACCCCAAGAAGCAACCCCCGAGTATTGATGACAAGGCTGTCCACTGGGACCGCCCCGTCTACCATGTCAAGGTAGGCGGATTCAGTGATTGGAAGTTCGGGGTGTCTGAGGTCTATCCCGCGATAGACTGGGCCAGGGCGTACAAAGAGTTCTTAGAGGACTGGGCCAGCATTACCCGAGCCTACAGACGTTTCGCATTCAAGATGACCGGCATGAAGTCTAAGGGCGAGATCGCAGCGGTCAAGAGCAAGATGGATAGCACTCTTGCAAGGCCGGGCGCGGAGAAAGTACCCCCGCCAGTCGCCGGGTCCATCGCTATGATGACTGAGGGCAGGGATCTACAGCCCGTGAGAACGGCCGGGGCCACCGTGAGCGCAGAAGACGGTAGACACATCAAGCTGATGGTCTGCGCTGCAATGGGCCTGCCAGAGACGTTCTTTGGCGATGTTAGCGTGGGCACCCTTGCCACGGCCAAGAGCCTGAACCGCCCCACTGAGCTACAGATGGTGAGCAGGCAAACGCTGTGGGGTGACATCTATGCCGAGATATTCAACTACGTGCTGATGCAGGAGATCAAGGCTACCGGCGGCCAGCTTCGCGGCAAGGGAGTCGTCAAAGAGGAAGAGCAAGACGGCAAGATCGAGTACAAGCTGGTCTGGAATGATGACGTCGAGGGCAAGATCGACATTGACTTCCCGCCGATCGTAGAAGAGGACATTGACAAGCTGATTAGCGCTATCGTAGATGCGGCGACACTCAAGGGCAGCGGACTCGCCGGCACCATAGAACAGCGGGAGTTGACCCGGATGCTGCTTGTGGCCCTGCATGAAGAGGACATAGACGAAACGCTGGAGGCGATGTATCCCGAGAATGGTGAAGAAGAAGAGCAAGTCACATGGGAAGAGGAAACGGCCCAAGCCATCGCAGGCGAGTTCAAAGAGGGGCTTGAGAAGATGCTGAGGAGCCATGCATGACATCATCTGCGCCCGATCTGAGGATGCCCTGCCCTGGCTGGAGGATGACAGCGTGGACCTCGTAGTCACCGATCCGCCGTATGGCTGGGAGTTCATGGGCAAGGACTGGGACAAGGCCGTGCCTCCCGTGGCTGTTTGGGAGGAGTGCTTGCGGGTGCTGAAACCAGGGGCATTTGCCTTTGTCATGTGTGGGCCACGGATGGACTGTCTGAGCGAGATGGGCAAGAGGTTAGCGGAGGCCGGATTCGAGATAGGGTTCAGCCCGATATACTGGGCGTATGCGAGTGGGTTCCCTAAAGCTGCTAACATCGGCAAGCTGGTGGACAAGCGGCTGGGGGCGGAGAGGGAGGTTGTAGGCAGCGACAGTTGTTTTGGGAGTCAAGATAGTGGGATATATGGGTTCAATACGACAGGGCTTGATAAAACCAAGTTTGACATCAAGCCTATCCCCGCCACCCCTGAAGCCCAGGCCCTCGATGGCAGCTATGCGGGCTTCCAGCCCAAGCCAGCGGTAGAGGTCGTGATAGTGGCGATGAAGCCGTTGTCTCACGGGACGTACATCGACCAGGCGCTTGACAACGGGCATGGTGTGACGTGGCTGGATGACGCACGAATCCCCCATGGCGAGCCATGCAAGATGATGAAGGCGCAAACGGACAAGGATGTGATGACTGGTGGCGGTAAGTACGGGCAGGCGGGTCGTCATACCGACGTTCTGGAGCTCAAGCCCTCTGGCCGCTTCCCCGCCAACCTGCTGTGCTCGGATGATTGCCTGAATGATGGGAGGGTGACGAAATCAACGGGTGGCGCAGGCGAGAAAAGCTATGGTGCTTTGGGCGATAGCGTCTACGGGAAGTACGACAAAGCACATGGTGCCCATGCTGGGGGGCTGGGCGACTCCGGTTCCTTCTCCCGCTACTTCTCCCTCGACGCATGGGCCATAGCCAACCTGCCTGAATCCGTACAGCGCACCTTCCCCTTCCTGATTGTGCCGAAGGCTCCGGGCAGTGAAAAGTGGTTCTTGTGCCGGGTATGTGACGACGTGGAGCACAGCAGCCAAAAGAAGGCCCACGCAGAGCACAACACGCACTGTCACACCTGCGGGGTGGAGTTCAACCGGGAAGAGCAGAAGGCGCAGCACAAGGGCCACAAGACAGAGACCAACCTACTGATGCACCCGACACAGAAGCCGGTCAAGCTGTTCGCATACCTCATAACGCTGGGCAGCCGTCCCGGTGATCTGGTGGCTGACTTCTTCGGCGGCGTGGGCACGATGCCAGTCAGTGCAAAGCCCTTGGGCCGGGACTACCTGATGGTGGAGCAAGAGGAACAGTGGTGCCGGATTGGGCAGCGTAGGACTGAGGCGGTAAGGGCGCAATTATGCTGACTAACGACTTCACAAGGGCACTGACGTTCACCTGGGAGGCGATGTTTCTCCTAGAGTCTGCCCTGCGCCGCATCACTCGCAAGGCTGCCCTGGCACCCGTGGAGTGGGACCTAGAACCTGCCATAGAGGACGCATTCAGGACACAGGGGGGGTTGTTCGTAGCCCGACTGGAAGAGCTAGAGCCGTGGTTCCCCAAGCTACAGGAAGCGTTCGTGCCGGCCAACCTGAGTGCGGCTGAGATCGCTGCCATGTGGGCTGAGATCGTCTATGCCACGCTGTACCTCTTCGAGGCACCGATGAGTGCCGCAGCGGTCAAGGCGATGCTGGCGGGCAAGATGTCTGTGCTGGCGGAGCTGAGTTGGACCGGGAGCTTCCAGTTGGGCTTCGACGAAGCGTTGCTCAATCAGATCCCATCGCTCACGAGGATGACTCTAAACAGCATCAACCAGACTACACAGGACTACATCAACACTCAGGTCAGACACGCGATGGAGGAGGGGTGGAGCTACGACAGGACTGCCAAGGCGATCACAGACCGGTTTGAGGAGTTCGCCGTTGGCAGGCCTCAGCTTCACATCAAGAGCCGGGCACATCTCGTGGCGGTCACAGAGACGGGCAATATGTACGTCGAAGCCAGTATGCAGACGGCCCGAGCGGTTCAGAACATGGGGCTGGAGGTAGAGAAGAAGTGGTCAGTGCTAGGGGTGGAGCGGGTATGCGACGACTGCAACGCTAATGCAGCGGTGGGCTGGATTCCGCTCAATAGTTTGTACCCAAGTAAGCACATGCGGCCTTTGGCACACCCCGCTTGCAGATGTGACCAATATCACCGGAGGGCAAAGAAGTGAAGAGAGGCGAGAAGACGAAGGGGCAGACAGACGGCCGCATTGATCGGTTGTCATTCAAGGCGTTTGAGGAGGAGTTCGGGTTCAAGCCGGCTGACAAGATCGAGCAGAGGCACTTCGCCAACTTTGGCGAGCGTCTGGAAGACCCTGCGGAGCGGGCCAGGCTAGAGATGGACGACAAGCGCCGGAAGGCGTCAGCGAAGGCGAGGGGTCAATAATGGTAGAACAGAAGATTGCCGGTAGTAGGATTCATCACAGGCGCCCACTGAATACTGAGCGGGTTGCTGAAGTTGATCCAGCAGACGACATCATGATTGACGCGGCTAATGACGGCTGGATCACCCATGCCGCACCTGGGGACGGGTATTGCTGGGTATTGGGGCAGGTGACAGTTGGCTTCGACATCATGCCAGACACCGCCTTCCACTTGCAGGTTTGGTACAACGTCGGCGCGGGCAACGTGGTTGTGTTTGACAACTATGTGGGGGCTGCGGCAGCGGCACAGGGAGTCAATGACAACTCAATGGGCATAGGTCAATTCCACTTCCCTGTAGGCTTGAAGTTCCCCTCCAACGCACAAATGAGAGTGACCCTATTCCACGGAGACGATGTGCCAGCATCGAGCCTGAATGTCATCTCCTGGGTCGAAATGGAGCTATAGGATGCCAAATGAACGGCACGGCCTGGCGGCCTGCGTATACGTTGATGGGGTCAAGTTTCAAAACGCATCCGGTTGGAGCTTGGGCATTAGTGGTGAAGAGTGTGAGGTTGTCGAGTTAGAGCAGGTCTGGAAGCAACTACTCCGTGGCGTACTGGCGGGCATGGGGTCGATCACAGCCTACCATGACCAAGAGGCCAAGGTTCTCGCGGCACTCGCACAGTCTACCACGACCAAAGAGATCCTACTTTACCCTGACTGTACGGACGATAGCACCTTCTACCAGTTTAGCGCCTGGTTTGATTTCGAGCACACGGCGGACGTAGGGAGCTGCCAGCAGCAGACCTCGCCCTTCCGAGTGGACGGGGAGGTCAGCAAAGTCGGCTGGGAGTGTGTGCTGCTCAAAGACGCCTTCAGTGTTGCAGAGGCCGCCCCTATCGTGTCTCCGCACATCTGTATGCCGGGGCCAGGTCAGTTGGTCATTGACGAGGCCATTGGTGGTGACTTCTCTGTGGCGGCTGGGGAGCTTGTTTGGCCACGGCCCGCCGCTCCTGCCTGGGGAGATTTTGACTTCTACGCCCTGACTGACGCCGGGGCCGCATACACGAGGGCGCTGGGGCAGGTGCTCAAGTTCCGCGTAGCCGTGACTACCGCCGATGAGGTTTGGTTCGGCTACGACCCCACCACGACACCCACGGACGAACTATCCAGTGAGCACTGCATCCGTGCACTGGCCGCAAGCGCGGGGTTGGATTGCCACGCGGGGGCGTCCAGTTCTCCAACTCTCAAAGACATCTGGCCGGCCCTGGCCGGCTATGCCCAGATTGCCATAGTCCTGAGTCCCTTTGACGCAAGCGGGATGCACTACTATCCCGGTACGGCTCTCACAAGTGCCTATGGCGCTCACTACTACTTCAGGGATGAGACAGAGACCTACCCGCATCACAGGTTGGCATGGTACTTCTCAACGGAGAGCACCGCCAGCCTGTACCCAGCCTACAGCAACCAGGACAGCGCGGGCAAGATGGACTATGTGTGCATCCCCTGCGCCACGTATGAGACGCCCTTGCTGGTGCCGATAGCGATGGACTTGTTTGCCGGAACCGAAAGGCTAAATGCTCCTCACGACATGGATTATGGCGGCTGGGTGTATGTGGAGCATGTGGGAACTTGGAATGTGGCATCGGGGGTTGTCAGTCCTGACGCCACGGTTGACGCTGTTGCTACCTATCCTTGCTTGACGCCCGATATATGGCATGAAGCGGATGTGTTCATACCCACCGCCTCCGCTGCTCCGATTGGGCTGGTTATTCGGAAGAGTGCCGATACCGCTGGTGGCGAGAATGAATGGCGGCTGACGATTCAGGGCAACACCGGCGGCAACGACACCTTCATAGATCAAGTCCTCGACGGCGCGGTAACGAACAGGGCCGCAGCGGATGATGACTGGATAGACAACGCAACCTACAAGGTGAAGACCAGAGCATACGGTGAAGAGATCACTCTTTATGGCGGTGCTACGGAAAGGATCCACTATGCTACCGCCTGGTTCAACAAGCACGCAACCTGGCATGGCATCTATGCGGACAACGATGCCGATGCCACGTTTGACGAACTGCTGACGCTGCCTGTTGGGAGCGGGTTAGCCAGGGAATGCTTCGATAGCTTCACTGCGGCTGAGAACCTGAATATCCATGTGACTGACGAAGGTGCACTGACCTGGGCTATTGATGCAGGGGCTTGGGCCTCTGGCGTTGTTGGCGAAGCAGACCCGGACGGTACGGCTGATGCCCGGTGTCACGTCCCCACGAATGTTGCGAATGGCTGGGTAGAGGCACGGGCCTTGATACCGGCTGCTGATGAATGGGTGGGCGTCCTGGTGAGGGGCAGCGCCGACTCGATGGGCGGAGGCAACTACTGGTACTGCGAGATCACGAACACGGCTGACACAGACCAGCAGATCGTCGAAGTCAGGGATGGAGCCCATACGGTGAGGGCATCGGCGGACATCGACATCGCCGCCGCAGCTCGCTACTACATTCAGGTCAGGTGCCGTGACAACGATATTCGGATGTGGGTAGACGGCGCCGATGAGCTGGGCTACGCCTCGGCGGGGTTCAATAATACCGCCACCTGGCACGGACTCTATAGCGATGACAGCACCGATGCTAAGTTTGACCAGTTCCGAGTGACAACGATCAACACCTACGGCGAATACGACGCTACACTGGACGCAATCAGCTAGGGGGACAGATGAAGCAAGCGCATGTAGTGACTACGTGGATCGGTGAGGGCACGACTGAGGACAAGTATCGGGCTGACATGCCCGCAGGCTACAGCCAAATGTCCGTGCTGGGCGATCAATACGTTGACCTGGCGAGGGGTTGCCCCAAGCCCAACATCGTAGTCGTGCGAGTACAGGAGAGCAGGGCCAAGCACGAGGGCTATATCGCCGGCCTGAAGACCAAGGTGCTCGTGCTGGAGACGTGGGAGGATGACGGCCAGCCTGAGCAAGCGGCCACTGCCCTGAGACTCAAGAACTTCCTAGTCAAGCAGGGCATGGGGGAGGACCAAGCGGAACTCATCGCCAAGACACCCGAGGGCCGAACGGAGGCGCTACTTGCTGCGCTGGACGATTTCGACAAGAGGGCGCGGAGGCGTATCGAACTTGAGAGGTACAGCTAATGACAGAATTGAGGGAACCGTGGACAGCGGAAGATGTAAAGGGATGGACGAAGAAAGCTGACACAGCCCACAAACGAAAAACAGGGGCAGAGATTGCTAATAAGGAATTGGCACGTTGCCAGAAGGCAGGTGAGGGAGACTGTGAGGGCCGGGCAAAAAGGGTAGCCAAGGCAGCGATAGCCAAGATGGGCGAGGCATACGATGAGTGGTTTGACGGTCAAGATGAGACCACCCAAAACCTCATCGACGGGCACATTCACGGCCTGAAGACCGCACTGGTCAAGGAGAGGAAGGCGCGGAAGGACCTGGAAGACCAGCTCAGGGAACCAGAAGAGACCGCGCTTGAGGGCGATTTCGTCAAGCTGACAGAGAAGTCAGTCAGGGGGGACGGGACGATTCCAGTCAAGATCATCGCGCCGGGATGGGGCACCAGCGGGTACTACCCGCCGGATGTCTTGGCACGAGACGGCCCCAAGGTCTTTGAGGCGGGCACTAAGATGTTCTGGGACCACCCCACGGAAGAAGAAGAGGCTGCGCGTCCAGAGGGTAGCTTGCGGAACTTGGCGGGAGAACTGGCAAGGGATGCCTACTGGGATGAAAGCAGCGTACTAGGACCGGGCCTCTATGCTGATGCCCATGTGTTCGGTGCGTTTCAGGGTGCGATAGATGAACTGGCGCCGCACATAGGGGTCAGCATCAGAGGCAGGGGTAAAGCAGAAGACGGTGAGGCCGAGGGGAGATCGGGCCGCGTCGTCAAGGAGATTGCAGCAATACAGTCAGTGGACTTTGTGACCATGCCTGGGGCAGGCGGTCAAGTGCTCCAGCTATTCGAGTCGGCGCGGGATGCGTCCGGCGTGAAACCCAACAGGAGAAACAAGAAGATGGAAGAGAAGAAACTACAAGAAGCCAATGAACTGTTGCAAGACCAAATCGCAAAGGCTGAGGCGGCATTGACCGAGGCTGAGACGGCCAAGAACGATGCCCTGGCGGAAGTTGCCAAGCTGAAGGAAGGCGTCTTGCTGCGTTCGGCCAAGGACTTCGTGAGCGAGAAGCTGGCGAAGCTGGAACTGCCCGACATGACCAGGGAGCGCCTG